GTTGTTCTGGCGGAGTGCCAAGAGCAATAGCTTGCACCATTTGAAACGGCGGCTGCGGCGGCTGAACGGGAGCGCCTTTAATGGCTGGGCCAACCTGCTCGGCAAATTGATTGACCGGCGTGACTACGTCTCCGGGACCAGTCTTCACCATCTCAATCTTGTCAGGCGTGGCGTATTTTTGAGCAAGCTCATCGGCCATACGCGTATCGCCCACAACAAGAGCTTTTTGAATCGCCTCCCGTTGTTCGCTAGGGATAAGGTCGTCCAACGCATCAACCAACGTGTGCGCCGCTTGCACTTTAAAGCTAGCGCCCATCGTATCTTTTTCGGTTGCTTGGGCAATGCTGTCCGATTTGCGTGCCGCTTTCAAATACAGATCAGCCGCTTCACGACCCAATTGTTTGCCAAGCACATGCCGGTCCAGCATGGACTTGTTCAAGCTATCGATGGCGTTCCGGTTTTCAAGGAACCACGCTCCATGCCCGAGTTGCCCCATCGCGGCCTGAATCGCATCCACGTCAAACTGTTTGACGCCGCCAATGTTCTTGACCAGCGACGGCGATTTCGGCAGGATGCCCGCTTCGCCACTTGCATCGACCGGCGTCGGGCCTTGCGGCTGGAACCCCTCCACGTAATCCGGCGACAGTAGCGTGGCCAGCGATTGCTTGCCCGCTCGTGCCGCCTGGGCATCTGCCAGTTGCTGTTGCTTTTCCGCCAGCGTGGCTTGTTCTAGCCGGCGCTTGGACGCATCCGCCTGATACTGCGCTAGGTTACCAAGCGACTGCGCGACCGACGACGCGGCTTGCGACCGCATCTTGGCCTCGCTCAGCGCCTGCTGCGCGGCGATGTCGCCCCGTTGCCCAATCAGGTCAGCAATGGCCCCGACAAACGGGCTGCGATACGGCGTGTATTCAAAAGCCATGCGTCATCCTAAGCGGTGGCATACCCGAATTGGCGATTCCACACGTCGTTCTGCCAGTTGCGATACTGATTGTAGCCCTGTTGGTACTGCGCCCACTGGTTCTGATACTGCCGTTGCGCCGCATCATTGCTCAGTTGCCACTGGTTCACCCGCGCCAGATACGGGTTCTGATACTGCGTCTGGTAGTTGGTGTTGTAGGTGTTCAGCCCACGGGTAAACGCATCGTTGTAGAACTGCGTGGCCGTTTGCTGGCCCAGCCCACTCAGCGCCTTCAGCGTTGCGCCGCTGTGCAGCATCCCCTTGGCCGCTTGCGCGTTCTGGGTCGCCTCGATGCCCTGCTTCAGCGCAAACTGATAGCCGGGGTCTTGATACACCGATTCCCACGTCGGGCCTTGGAAGGCCGGCGCGTTGGGGATTTCTGGCAGCGGGGCCGAGGTCGGCACCGTGGGCATCTCGCCCGTGTATTGCTGGTTCAGCGGGGCGTTGAGGTCAATCGACCCGCCCCCGCCCAGTTGGATGCCCCACTGCGACGGGTTACTGATGACGCCTTCATTGCCGGCAAGGTTGGGGTCTGCGGAGGCCGCACCCGTGATGAGTTTGGTCTTCCAGTAGTTGTTCCACCCGACGCGCACTTTGCCGTCGCTGTAGACATCCGGCGTGGTGGCCTTGCGAACCCAATACGCCACATCGTTCTGGCTCGGGTTCTGGACGCCCTTTTCCGCAAACGCCGCCCGGACCTGCTGTTCAATGTAGGCGGGGTCAAGATTGACCGACGTGCCGTAGTTGGACGACGACCCGCCACCTGACGCCGCGCCGGCTCCACTTGCGGCAGACGGCCCCTGGTTTGTGTAGCCCGTCTTCAACGTCCCGTTGGGGTTAAACCAATCGGGGTGCGTTTCCTTGAGCGTCAGGTATTCAAGGCTGTTCCCGATATTCTCCAGATGCCGTTCAGCCGCATCGCGGGACGTCAGATTCGGTTCCAGTTCGGCATCCGTCGCCTCACGCCCCAGATACTGCTGATAGCGCAGGCGCATCCGCGCCGCATATTGCTGGCGTTCGGTTTCGCTCAGGGTGCCCAGATTTGACGGGGAATTCTGTTCGGGTTGTGCAGCCATACCGTCCTACTTGTTCAGGTAATCGCGCAGCGTCGAGCCGCCAGCGGGACGCGTGGGCATCGGCCCCGGCACGTAATCGGGAATGGTGTATCCGGGAATCTCGGTTCTAATCGCCGCCCGCGCCGGTGCGCCAATCAGTTGGCCCAATGCGCCGAGGCGCTGCTCACGCGCTTGCAGCAAATCGTTGCTGGTCTGTTGATTGGCTCTCCAGCGGTTGTAATCCAGCTCCTGGCCCGAGCGCCACATGTCGTAATTGGACCGCTGCGCGGCTTCTGCGGCCAGTTGCGCTTCGTAGTCCTTCTGCGCCATGTACGCCAGTTGCGCACGATTAGCTTGCGCTTGCTGGTCGGAAGACGCTTGCGACGATTTGGCCTGCTGCTTGCCGGAGTACAGATTTCCGGCGGTTGACGCGGCCATTAGTCCAACAGTGACAGGGTCCATACTTGCTCCAGATGAAGGCAACGGGCGAGAGGTCAGTGTCATGGGCGGCGGTGGGTTTGGCATCACTTCCCTCGCACGTCAATTTCGTAGTGGTCGCATTCAAACTGAAACACCGGCCCCAAGGCCCGCACCAGTTTGCGGCTGCGGTCTGACGCCACCATGGCCCAGACATGCGACAGGCCCAGTTCCCGTGCGCCGTCTCGCACCAATCGCAGTAACCGACGCCCCACCGAGGCTTTGGGAGCCGTAGACCTGATCCACACGCCGTCCAAGTGCCACTGCGGATAATAGGCCGCACACGCCAGAATCTCGCCGTCGCGCTCGACCACCATGACGCGTGCCTCGGGGTCAAATGTCCGCGCCGCCGGCCACAGCAACGTGCCGTCCAGTCGCGCCCATTCCTCACGCGGCAGCACGCGGTGTGTCATAGCAGGCGCTCCAACGTCACTGACAAATTGTAGCTAATCCCGCCGCCGGGAATCACACAGGTTGTGCCGTATGTCACCGCCGTGCTGACATCCGGGTCAATCACCATCACCCCGGACGTGGGGTCTGCCAACGACGACACTTCGACGCCCGTCAACGTTCTGACGCTGCCGTCGCACGTATACGACACGGTCAACTTGGCCTTGCCGCCCGCCGTATTCAGGTCCGTGTGGTAGCTAATACGGTAGAGACCTGTCTGCGTATTGCTCGCTGCCGGCAACAAGACTTGTCCCGATAGTGCCGCCGTCACGTTCTTCTGGTACGACGTGGTCAGCATGATGGGGGCACTTTGCACCCGGTCAATCACGGCAGTCAGCCATTGCGACCACACACGGTGAATCTTCCGCGCCACCGTGAGTCCACGCGGGGCTTCCAGCACGTCCGTCAGCAGCGGCTGCGGCGGGAGATTAGGTAGCGCCATCCGTCACGCCCTGGATGTTCGTGCCCTTCACGTCCGCATTCAGCAGTCGCCACGGCACCGCATCGCTGACCGTAATTTCCGGCACCCACAGGTTCAAACTGGACCCGCAGGCATACCACACCACGCGCTTGTCATATTCGCCCGTCAACCCGCCACTGGCTGACCGCTGCGGTCCCCACGTTTTGACGTTGGTGCTGGTTCGCATCAACACCGTGGCGGTCTCACCCGAGCTGGCCATGCCGGGTTCCAGCAACACTTCCAGACGGCTGACCACCATGCGTTCCATGCGGTCAGCGCACGCTAACGGCGGCGGAATACGCAAGCGCCGAATATGGTTGCCGTCGCATTCTGTGGCCACGTCTGTCGACAGCTCACAAATCAACCCGTTGTTACGGTCGCCCACCAAATGGATGCCGTAGACAAACGCGTGCCAGCGCGGAGGCCACGCTTCATATTGGAGCGTGTTGCTGTTCCACGACCCGCGCTCGTGCCACAGACCCGTGGTCATATCGAAGACCCACGTCGCATTGGCTCCGGGGAACGTCAGGACGTAGAACACATGGCCCTGCTGCTGATACGTGTAGCCTTCCGCGTCGTCAATGCCGACGGTGGCCGCATACCGCGCAATCGCGGCTTCCACGGCATACGTGGAAATGCGTTCCGGCAGGTACCCGTTGGTCATCACCACGATGCCGCCACCGCTGACGTTCTGCGACAGCCACACCACCTGGTCGCCCATTGACGTCAACGACCACGGGGCGGCAATCCCGTAGCGGAACACCGCGCCCGGCACCGGCTGGAACGGCGCATCGAGCGCCCCGCTGTAATACCAGACCTCGCCCGTCTGTTCGCCAATCAGCCAGATGAGGTTTTTGCCGTCCACGGTCATGGCCAGCCACGGGTCCGGGGCAATGCTGCGCTGCGTGTAGTTCAGGGGTTGCCACGTTGTCGCGTCGTCCGTGTCCGACCAATACAGCGTCTTGCTGTCGTTGTCGAACGCCAACACCCGCGCTTCAATCATGTTGACCTGAAACGCGGGCACTTCCCCGTGCAACACCGTGTGGGTGCCCGATTGGGTGCCGGACGTATTGACCGCAGACCCGCCCGCCGTGGTCGATACTTCAAACGCGTTGGCCGTCAACCCTGCCGCAATGACGTAATAGATGGTGCCAACGTTCAGACCCGTGGGCAGTGCGCCGGTCGTGTTGAACATCACCACATCGCCGGCCACAAACCCGTGGTCGGTCTGCGTGATGACCGCAGGCGAGGCAATGCTGATGGTGACGTCCCCGGACGTAAACAGCACCGGGTTGGACAACGGGGTGGTCGTCCACGGCGCGGTGGTGGGGGCCGTATCGTACAAATACAGCTTGCCGCCGCTGCACACGGCTAATTTGTGGTCGGTATGACCGTCCCACACCATCTGGGCGGGGTTGTCGTCCACGGCCAACAACGCACTGCTGTTGAGTTGCGTGGCGCTGTTGTCGCCGTTGATGCGAAACAGACCAGCTCCCACCACGGCATAGCAGGAGGCGTCGATGGCGTACAGCGCCCGACAGCCCACGTAGTCCGTGTTGACATAGGTGCGCCACCCGGGTGTGGGATAAAGCACGGCGCTGTTGGCTGCGCCGGGAGCCTGAATTGGCTCCGGATACCAGTTCACGGTGCGCTGGGGGTCAGCCAGCGGCGACTGCACAGGGTCCGACCCAAAGACAAAACCCGGATACCGCGCCATTACGGCCCCACAAAGATGTTGTAGAACGGCTTGGACTGGTTGGTGACCGCCGCGTCACACTGCATATCCGCCAGTCGCTCATTCATTCGCTTGAAGTTGCCCTTGGCCTCAATGGCCGTCTGCATCAATACCGGCGACGGTTGCAGCGAGTAATCCGGGGCGAGTTCTATCGCCAGATTGTCGCGCAGCGCCCGCAGATACCCCGGCGGCAGATAGATGTTGTCGTAGAGCGTAAGCGTACTGATAGGCGACCGATAGTAGATGATGCCTTCCAGCGTCAAACTCATCGGAATCAGCCAGAACGTCAACGTCCCGTAGCCCGTCGTGTCGTAGGTCGGGCTGTAGTAATACGCCGTGGGGTAGATGGACGTCAGGTTCTTGATGGGCACGGCGGCCCAGGCGTCGTCCGTCAGGTTGTTGAGGTTCAGTTCCGGCGGCAGCGTTTGGCTGGTGTCGCGGACCTTGACCGTGATGTCCTGCGGGAGAAGCGGGCGCGGTATGTTGACCTCAGCACCAGACCCCACCGTGTAGGACGCCTGCCCGGAGGTTAGCGCCCAGGTGTACCGGGACTGGATATACGTGGTCAGGCGCTCGTTTTGCCAACTCTCAATCATGTCGTTGAGACGTTGCAGACCGATGTTGATATCGTCCGCGCTGGGCGTGGCCCCGCGTTCCACCACCAACAGGCGTTGCAGGGCCGCAGTAATCAGGTCAGCCGCTGTCATGTTTTAGACCTCATAAAGCGCCACCAACTGCGTAGCGGTCGTGCCCGTGCTGTTAATGCGAATAAAGCGCACCGGCAGAATGTACCCAGACGCTACCGACAACACCGCGACATTGCCGTTTTCCAGTACACAGGCCACCGTGCCAGCCCCACCAACATAAACCGCATCGCATGGCACCGGCTTGGTGACCGTGCCAGTCGTGCCGTCTACGTTGACCGTATCGCTGGGCGTGAGGCTGACGCCTTTATTGTAAACACAATCAAAGCGTTGGAACGGGAGGATGGTCGCGGTCGGTTCTTCCGTGGTCAGGATGGCGTCACTGCCGGCAATCAGAAACGCGCCAGACGTCGCTATCACCACCCGCAAGGCCAATGGGGTGGCGGGTGCGCCAGTAATGGTGACCGAGCCAGTGGCTGCATTGAGCGCCACGCCTCGCGTCAAAAACACCGACGCGCCGGTAATGGCAGATGCCCCGGCGGTAGCCCCAAGTACGCGTGAGGCCCACATTCCCGCATCCACGCCCGTCACGCTATACGACCCCACGTCTGTGTTGAGACGACGTGTGGCCAGCGTCTGCGCCGACGTGCCTGTGATAGTGACTGTGCCAGCGGCTGCCGCCACCAGCCGTGCGGCCACGGTCAAGGCCGATGCGCCCGTCACGCTAAACGCGCCTGCCGTAGCCGCTACGTTTCGAGACGCCACCGTCGTTGCGGCAGACCCCGTGACAACGTAATGGCCTGCCAGCCCGTCAAGCAATCTTGAGGCAAGGACTGCCGCCGCGCTTCCCGTCACCGCAAGACTGCCGGCGATGGCATCTAACGAATACCCCGTGACTGCCGTGTAGGCGATCAGGACGCCGCACTCGTTCAGGATGGCGTCGGTGGCGTTGCCGGTCGGGCGGCCCATGCCTGCCGCGGGGTTGCTGGGGTACGTGGTGCTGGTCGCGGCAGTGTAGTAAATGCCCGCCCCACTGACAGTCCCCGAGCCTGGTGTGGCTGCTGACGCGTTGTCGTAGATCGTGTCGGTACTGATGCCCGACGCGTGCATCCACGACAACCGTGCCACCAGCGATTTCCCGGTGAGGTCCACGTCGCCGGTCGCCGCGTTTTCAATGGCAAAGTTTTCGATTTTTGAGCCGCCACTGCCGTTCATGCGCCGAGCGCCCGTCGTGGCCAGCGGTCGCTCGTTTACATAGATGCTGTTGCCGGTGCCGTAGCCCGAGTTGGTGGTACTGGTTGTCGTGTCGAACGTGTTGGTCGAATTGGCGTTTGGACGCTTGGCCGTGATGCGAATGTCGCCGGTGTCGCCACTCGACCCGTCATCGATATAGATGTCGTCCACCCACATGTTCCAGTTCGCGCCAAAACCAGACGGCGCTTCCCACGAGACGTTGTTGGGTGCCGTGAGGGTCAGCGTTCCAGACGACGACGACACTTCAAGCACACCATCGAGATAGACGTCGAAACTGAACGTGGTCGCATTGGTAATGGTGTAGACCAACGTGATCCGATACCACGTATTTGCACTGATGGTCGTGGTCCCCGTGACGCCGGTCACGCCATTTATCGCGGCAATACGTAGACGTCCGGTCGATTGCAAGCCAACCTGAAACACGGCCGAAGTGGATGACGTGCGGATATAAAACACGCCGCTGGACGCGGCGGGAACCGCGTCGAACCGCCACCAGAATGAGCATCGTCCGGCGCTTCCCAGTACGCCCGGTGTTCTGGCGCTAGCGGTGACGGCGGGACTCCCTGTCGACAGCTTGAGTGAGCGACTACCCGTGTGCGACTGATCGCTGCCGCTGGCCACCGTGCCGCTCGTTGACGAGAAGAACGACAAGTCCTGCGTGGCGTCGGTGCCCGACTCCATCCAGATGGCACTGGCCATCAGTCAGCCCACCAGTTCGCGGGGATCGTTTCGCCCACGTTGGCCGTGAGCACGGTCAGGCGCAGCGGGTCGAGCGAGAA